CCCTCGGTGAGCAGGCCAACAGGGATGGGGGCAGGATAATGGGCGCCTACGATACTCGCGGCGGCACTCCGCAGCACGATCCGATGTTCGACCTGGATGACACGACCCTACTTCAAGATGACATTCTTGAGCGGCTCGAATTGTGGGGCGTAGACGCGCCGGTCTGTGATCGCATCGTTCAACTGCTCGCTGAATGGGAAAAGGGGCAGGCCAATACCGAAGAAGGAGAGAAGGGGTGAGTGACCTTCTAGCCCGCGCCGAATCCGCCCTGCTGGAATACGCGACGGGAGCGCTGAGAACCAGGTCGCCCGACCGCCACGAATATCGTCAGGCCGCTGCTGAGTGGGCCGTCATCGTGCTCGCTCTGCGGGCAAAGGCAAAGGACAAATAGATGGCAGAGGATGTTCTTGGGCGGCTTGAGGCCCTGCGGAGGATCGCATTGAAGCCGATGCCTGGCGCGACCGTGGACGACGTGCTGGCGTGGCACAACGGAGAAAAATCTGTATGGCTGGAGAAGTTTTACGCATGGGCAGCCGAGGTTCGGACGGCAGAAAAGGAGATTGTCAACTCCTTCCCCGCGCTTTTGGCCTGTGCGAGGGCATTGGAGAATCTGGCGCCAGTAATTGGGAAAATTGACGCCGCCTACATCGGGGAGAGCATGCACGCCGGGCTTCGCAAGGGCACTGAGGCGGACGATGCCCACATGCTCTGGAAAGTTTCGGATAGTCGGACTTCGGCTTGGGGCGACGCCGCTGAGTTCACGGCCGACTGTATCGATTTCCATTTCGGCGACGAGGTCCGCGCCGCAGCCGAGGCCCTCAAGATGCTGGGGGAAGGATGATGACCGCCGCTGAAATCGCCGACAAATGGGGCTTCTGGCTGCGCGACCTTCAACCCGGCGCGTCGTATCCGTACAGCCATATTCGCGGACATTACCGGGTGCCGATGTTCTCCGCTGGCGCGCTTGAATGCGTCCAATACAATCGGCGGGGAGACTGCACTTTCAAAATGACCGCGCTCGGCGAAGAGGCGCGCGAACTGGCGCGGGCGCCATGACCGCCACACCCACTCTGCGCGAGGCGCTGGACGACGCTATTGCCACGATAGCCGCTGTTCGGGCTACCGCCGTAACCGACGAATGGGCCGAGAGCGCCGGTCATTTCTACGAACTGTGCGGAGAAACGCTTGCCCGTGTCGCAGCCCTCTCCGCCCAAGTTCCTGAGGGTGATCTGGTGGAGAGGCTCAACAGGCTCAGCAAGCCAGAGGGCCTGTGCCCCGCTGACATGGGGTGCAACTGCGCGAGCATTTGCCTATGTGCCCTGATCGAAGAAATGGCCGAGGCGTGTTCCGAAGCCGCCGACCGTTTCGAGGCGCTCAGCCGTCAAGCCGGTCCGCTAGACTCTCCGCCTTCGCGCTGACTGCCGCCGCCAATTCCGCCCGAGTTTGTTGCATCTCGGCCTGGGTGCGCGAGTCAGTCACATGACCGCTCAGAGTGCCGAGGACCGGGATCAGCTTCTCGCCGATCTCCGTCACCTGTTCGGCCACGCCGATCATTCCACTGACGCCCTGAAGGCCGGGGATCGCGGCGGTGATGCGCTGCGCCGCCTGCATGACATTCTGGATCGTGTCGATGATGTTACCGATTCCCGGCATTGTTGCCTCCCAAAGCTTGACGGATGGTGTTCATGCCCTCGGTCGCTTCGCGGAGGGCGGTGGCGTAATCGGTCGCGGACTCGGCGGCAGCGAACCTCTCGGCGGTGGCGAGCGCCCGATTCACGGCGCGAATGGCAGTGGCGATGCTGCGCCCTTGCGGAGAGCCGGGCACGATGATGCCCCTGTCTGTCAGAAGAGTGATCGCGTCCAACGCCACGTCGAACGAGCGCCACGCGGTTTCCAGCGCGCGATCATCGATTGTCGTGCGGGTGAGCGGAGCCGGGGCGGGTCCGGCAATGGCACCGAGCAATCCAGCGCATCCCTGTAGCGCGAGCGATGCCGCCAGCAACGGCGCGAGCAATAGTTTCTTCATCGTCTCGGCCTCCTCAAGTTGGGGCAGTTCGGCCTGTCGTCGGCATAGAACTCCCAGCGCGTCCTACGCTGATAGGCAGGGGTGCAACGAAAATCTCCGGGAGGGTAGCCACGCGCCTCGACGTCGCGCTGGCGGAGATAGGCCGCATAGCAGGCGCGGTCGCTGCGGAGACTGTCGCGCTCCGAGCATACGTCCTTGGCGAAATGGCGCGCGCCGGGCAGGGTCATTTCCCAATTCGGCGGCGGCGTCTGCGCGAAAGCGGGCGAGGCGAACAAAGCGAGGGCGATGAGAGCTTTCATGGTCTATCCTCTCCTGAAGCACACGGGCAGCGGGTGGGCTTTGCCGATCTCGCCGCCGATCTCCTCGTTTGAGTGAGCCGCGACATTCCGTGCCGCGAAGGCCGCGTTGATCCGGTCCATGCACCGCTCGCGAGGAAGCCCATGCGCGCAGGCCGATAGCGCGAACAGGGCGGCGAGAATGAGCTTGAGTTTGGAGATCATGGTGCTATGCTCCTTGGGCTGCGGCGACGGGGAATGACCCGTACGATTCGGCGAGACTGCTAGCGGTCAAATCGAGTCGGTTCAGTGGTGCTTGGCGGAAGCCCCAAAAGACACTTCGCCTTCCGAGATGCCAGAGGTCGGCTCTGGCCCGCAGCTTCACTTCGCGCAACAAGAGCGCCTCCGCAACCGAGTAACAGGTAATCGAGCGTCTCATCCTTCGCTGATCTTCATCGTGTTCCCCTCTCCCTAACGATGAAGTTCCGGGTGTGCCTCAATCTCTCCGTCGATGATCGATTGCACCCCATCGGCGTTGAGGAAGGAGCCGCCGGTCTGGAGCATTTCCTCTGTCGCCATGCAGTTGGCGAACCACCCGACCATGCGGCTGTCAAGTTCGCTCGCCGAAAGCGGAATGGGCACGCCGCGCTCGCCCTCGGTGAATCGGACGCGGAAGGCGATTGCCCACTTCATGGCGTCGTGCTCGCCAAGGGGATAATGGCAGTCCGTCGCGATGCGTTGGCGGACCTCGGCTTCGTCGGCTTCTGTTCCCACGCCCATCCTCCTGTTGCTGTTCGCCCCTCATAGCCCCGTTCGGCGGCGGGCTCAATGGGCGGGCTACTGTCTTTTTCCCAGCGAAGGCGCGGTCCAAAGCCAGCGGCCTTCGTCCCAAATCCGACCGGAGGGCGTGACGGTTTCAAGGGCCACGTTCACGACCTCTGGCTGGAGGCGCCAGCGAAAAGCAATTCCGCGCTCCTCCGCCAAAATCATAAAGCAGGTGGCGCAAACCATGTCGCCGAATTCAGGCTCGCCATTGATCGAGCCGCCGCGCATGACGGCGTTCCAGAGAGGCGACGGCGCCGCCCAAGCTGGATTATCACCGCCGCATCTGTTGCATCGCTCAGCCTCAGTCATTGCCTGTTTTCCAGCGCCTCAAGCCGGTTCGTGTTCGAGGATATGTTCTCGGCGTTGTCGGAATGGCCTCGGTCGATTTGCGCGTCCCGGCCGCTCTTTTGCTCCGTCATCATCGCGTGCATTTCCACCGTTTTGGTATGCGTGTCGGAAATGGCGCTCGCCGCCCAAAGGCAGAAGTAGACCGCGAGGATGTAGGTCGCCGCCGCCAGCCCGATCAGAGCCCTTTGGACCGCGCTCACCTTATGTCCCTCGCCCTGATCCATGCGAGCGCCAGCACGCCTTTTTCGGTCTCAATCGGGGAGAGTTGGATTTCGAGATCGATCACGTCGCCGTTCTTTTTTCGGCCCTGGATCGCTAAATCGGCGCCCATGGGGCGGGGGCGCGGGCCTCCAAACCACCCCTCGATATATTCCGCGTGGCGCTCGCGGCGATCCTCGGGCAGGAGGAAGTTTATTTGCTTGCCGACAATCTCGGGGCGGGCATGGCCGAACAGGGCGACGAAAGCCCGATTCGCCCAAACGAGCTTGCCGTGATCGTCAGCGATAACGACAGCCGAGGGGGCGTCTTCCAGCACCTTGTGAAAGCCAGCCCCGATAAACGAAGCGATGTCAACCGGGTCAGCCAACGTGGACCTCCTTACGGAGCAATTCGGTCAAGGTAGAGCATGTCCCCTGCACAATGCTAAGCTCCCGCCCCTGTGCCGCCATCTCGGCCCTCAGGGTCGCCAATTCGACCTCGCAGGCCCGATGCTTCTTTAGCGCCTCTGTGACCCGCGTCCACAACCATGTGATCGCACCGCCGAACGCCCCGAGGACGATGGTCAGCACAGCGGGGTTGAGTAGCGCGTCCATTCATCGTTGCTCTCTTCGCTCTCCAAGCTCCCGGCGCGCGTCGTTCAAATCGTTCCGCAGCGCCGCCACCTGAGATTGAAGCACCGCTATATCCGCCTTCGTCGTGCTGTTGAAATTGAAATAGGCCTGCTGTGCCGCGAGAAGCGCCAGAACGATGGTCAGGACGATGTTCGGCGGCCAGCTAACTTGCCTTGCGCCTGTCACCCCGCCACGCCTTTTTTGCGAGTCGCGACAGGGCCGAAACTATTCCGGCTGTGATCAGAATAACGACGCCACCAAAAACCACCGATCCAGCCCCCCAGCAAGAGGAGTTGCACAAATGCGATAGCGGTGAGGATTTGCCAATAGGCATATTCCGCCAAAACGGAGTTAGATACCGCATAGACGCAGTGCATGAGGATTTGCGCTATATAGGTGTAGCCGATCAGGGCTTGAGCTTTCCCGGCAGGATGATAGAGGATCACCCATGCGGTCAGCGCGTCCGTGGCGAGGAAAAACCACCACGGGTCATAGATGCCGGTCGCCAGCACGAAGCCGGAATTGATTATCCAATTGGCGAGAATTGCCATGGCCGTGCGGATCATCTGCTCTCTCCCGGTCAGGGAACACGCGCAGATAACGAGCAAGGGGATTACATAGGCCCAATAAATCATAGCGATGCCCTCGCGAAAAGTTGCGCGGGCGCGGGCGTCCTGCTAGACAGATGCGAGCCGAGAAGGCGCGTTAACGCCCTCCCGGCCCTATCCGCAATGCGAGGGAGCGCATCATGGACCTGTTCGATCATACCACCGAAATCTGGAAAGTCATTCCCTTCGCGCCGAACTATGCCGTTTCGAGCATAGGGCGCCTGCGAAGGATCGGAGGCGGCTCGGGTGCCCAAATCCGCATCCTTCGGCCCGGCGCGCTCGACAAGTACGGCTACGTCAAGGCAAAGGTGTTCGCGAACGGCAGGCGCATTCACACGACCATCAATCGCCTTATGGCCTTCGCCTTCTTCGGAGAGCCGCCGACGCGAGCGCATCAGGCGGCGCACGGGGACGGCATTCGAACGCACAACGTGATCTCCAATCTTCGTTGGGCGACTCCTCAGGAGAACGCGGAAGACACCGTGCGGCACGGAACGTTGAAGGGTGTCAAAAATCCAGCCGCCAAGTTGTCGCCAGAGGCCGTCATTGCCATCCGAAAAGCCAGAGCGAAGGGGCGCTCGTGGCGAGGTCTCGCCAGAGACTTCGGCATCAGCAAAACGCATGCCAAGAGGATAGCGAATCGTCATTCGTGGGCATCTGTCTATTGATGCGGAGGGGGAGGGCCGCTCGGCGGCGGCGGGGTTCCACCACTGTCGGCCGGCTTCGGTCCCGGTTTGCCCGGATCGAGCGGCTTTCGCTCTTCGGCTTCGTCGGGGAGGGGTTTGTCGTTCATGTCTCTCTCCTTGTTATGCCGGGACCCTATCCCAGCCGATGATGGTTTGCACCCCAGCGGGCAGATCGACTTCCGCCGCCGCGTCAATCATCTCGATGCGAACGCCCCAGCTTCCGGAGCCTTTGACGGTGGCGCGGCAAGCCCGTTCCTGCCCGTTGCCGAGACGGATGTTGGCGGTGATCTCGCTGCCGATTTCGAGCGCCCTCATTCCTCGATCCTCACCTTGACCAGCGTGATCCCGGCGACTGCGTCTCCCACCATGTTGACCTGTGCGCTGCCGGGGTTCGTGAGATATATTTTGCCGGAGGTTGGCGTGTCGCCGCTGAATATTCCGTCGCTGCTGACAATCGTGAGTGTGCCGTCTTTCTGGTAGCGGGCCACCAGCTGGCTGTTGGCGGCCTTGGCCGTGATCGTCACGTCTACGTCCATGCTGGCGACGGCGCATCCGGGCAAGGCGAGGGTCATGTCGCCCACCGGGAAGGAGAACGGAAACCGCCAATGCCTCGGCCCGACCAAAGAGCCGAAGTCCCCTTCGGAAACGGCGCTCATGGCAGTATAATCTGCGGAATCAACGGCCAGTGTCGGGTTGAAATACTGCCACAGCTCGTAGGGTCCGATGGGAGCCCCGACTTCGGAAGGGTGAAGCTTGAGCGCGCAGCGGAGCTTACTGAAAACGACAGTCGCCGTCGCCGGAGCCCGGCAGCCGACGAAGGTCCAGAGGCTCCCCGGAACGCCGTCAATGTCGAACGCTACTCCGTCAGAAGCGCCGCCGACATAAACCGTATTGACGAGGGTCCCGAGTTGGATATTGCGGGTGCGGATGCCGTTGCGGGTGCCGTCGAGGATGCAGTTGGACCACAATGCGTTGATTAGATCGACATTGAGAGTTGCCCCGCTGCCGAAGTCGCGGCCGATTGTATAGCTCCACCCGGCGGAATCGAGACCCTGCTCGACGCGAGTATCAGAGAAGCTGAGCGCGACGCCCGTGGCGGGAACATCCGTATATTCGTGGCGGAAGCCGTCGAGCCCTCCGACCAGAGCGAGCCGCTCGAAACTCGTCGTGCTCCACGAAACGCCGTCATCGGCAACAATCGCCGCTCCGGTCGCTGATGTCGAAATGAACTCGTTGTCGTGCACCCGGAAATGATCTGCGGCCAAAGTGGGGAAGGAAGCGTTGGCACCGATGGAGAGTGGATAGGCGCAGCCGATGATATTGTCCGAGATCGTGGTCGTATCGCGCCCCTCGGTGCGGATGCCTATCGAGTCGCTCCCCAGCCATGCCGAATTGGCGATGCTGAGGTTCGTGATCGAACAGACGGCGGCGACGTTGACCGCCTTGAACGCCGTCTTCGCCACCGAGTTCGAAGACGTGAAGCTGAAGCGGTCGAAGCTGGCCTGCACCATTCCGCCGGCGTCGGGGCTGTTGTAGGTGATCGCGACAGCGGGAGAGGCGGGATCGAAGCTGATGGTTGAGTTTTGCCCCACGAGGCGCATTCGCTGGTTCGCGAACACCTGCGCGGCGGAGAGGGCGTAGGCTCCCGGCCCTGCGTAAGCGAGCCCGCCATCGGGGAGGTCGGTCTCTATTGCTTCCAACTGGTCGAGAAATGTGCCGTCCTTGTCGGCTACGGTCAGGCGCTCGCGCATTTTGGCCTGAGCGGTCCGAACGACAGAATCTGTCCCGGCCTGAATGAAGCCGAGTAAGGATGAGCCATCGTCCGCCGCCAAGGCGGTAAATGAAGCGCCGCCCGCGCCATCCAGAACTTGCGACGGGGTAGCCTTCCAAACGCCGTCCCCATCATCGAAGATGAGGGCGGAGTCTGGGGCGACAACTCCGCCCGGTGCCGCCGGCAAGTCTACGGGTCTGATCGGGACTGCCATCAGCTTGTGCTCGCTCGTATGATCTTGTTCATGAGGATGGTCGGCTGAACGTTGGCATGAGCGGTTCCTCCGCCCGCGTTCGCGGTCGTGCCGGAATAGGTATGCGTGTGGGCGCCAGCCTCGGAGGTCGAGCCGGGGTCAGCGCTGGCGGCGAAGTTAATGCCGCCCTGACCCTGACCGGCGCTGGTGTCGGTCGTGTGACTGTGAGAGCCGGAGGACGCTGTGGTTCCGGAATAGGTGTGCCCATGCGCCGGCAGTTGGTCCGTGGCGAGAGTTACCGTCTGCGCGCCGCCAGTTGCGCCCAACGTAGCGCCATCCGGCGTCATCGTGGTGGAGGTGAGCCGCCCAGCCGTGCCGCCAGCGTCGAAATCCCGACCAGCCGTCACGCGCCCGCGCAAGTCCGGCAGGCTGAAGGTCGAGCCGCTGAGCGAGCCGAACGCCGTCCCGATCACGGCGAACAGCTCGGCATATTCGCTGCGGCTTAGAGACTGCCCGCCGCAAACCAACCATCCAGCAGGCACCGAGCTTCCGGCGAAGTCCATGACGGCCCCAACGGGAATCCCTGCACCGGATGAAAGCTGCCCAACGGTAGCTCCGTCAGTCGGGGCCGTGCCGTCCTGCATGTTGATCGCTTTGTGCGAGCCAAAATCCAAATCGGCTCGCATCCCCCCGTTACCGTCGCGGTCGAGCGAGCCGGTCAGGGCCGCCGCGACATCCTGAAACGCGGGATTGTGCTGCGAGACAAGCAGATCGTCTCCCGTCTGTACGACGGTACCCGAAGGCAGGCTGTAGGTGCCGTCACCTGACCGTGGCACGTGCCCTCTCCTTCCGTTCGCGTCGAATGTCCCACGCGGTTAGAATCGCGCCCTTGATTGCGCAAGCGATGAAAATGATGAAGCCTGTGCTCATTGCCCCACCGTTGCCTCCAAAGCAGCGGGCGCGGCAAGAAGCCCCGCAATTCGCCTTCTGTCAATAAGCTGCTGTCCGGCGCGCTCAATCGCATCGAAACGTTCCGCCATAAGGAGCCGCTGGAGTGCATTGCGGGCAGCGCGCGAGTTCGGGGCCGCCAGCAATGCCGCGACACTGAGGCCGCCAAGGGCACCAATGCCGCCCCGGCGAGCGCTCTCTCCATCATCCGCTGTCGCCGCGCCGCCGCTGCCGCCGAGCAGGGCTAGCGCAACAGTCGGAAGGGCCAGCCGCCCAGCCGTACCGCTGTCGGGGACGGAGGAAGGAAGCACCTCTTGTCCGGCGCGGGTCAGCTCAAAGAACGGCTGGCTGGTCGTTCCCTGATTATTGCCGAAGCGCTGAGCCGAGCGCGCAGAGGCATCTGAAAGCTGCGAAGGAGAGAAAACATCCGGGACGCCAGTGCGAGTGCCGTTGCGGGAGCGGTTCACCGCATCGCGCACCGTTTCCACGCCCATGTTGGTTCGGTTCGCAGCTTGGAGCGCCGGGATAGTTTCAGGAGATTGCCGCGCAAGTATGCCTTCCAGCGCGCCCTCTGCTTGATTTGTGACTTGCCCGAAATCGTAGCCGTATGGCAGGTTTTCCATCCCAGAGGCGTCGCGGCGCAGGCCGCGAATCGCTTGCTGATAATCGCGACCCGACAAACCTCCACTGGCATCGAAGGATTCTCCAACACGGACCGGTAGAGTATAATTCACCAATGGCTCGCTCATTGACGGAGGAAGTTGTCGGCCCGCTGCAATCGTCGCCTGCATGTCTCCTATGAACGGAGCGTCTGCCTGCACTTGGACGGGGTCGAGCGCGCTTGAATAGGCGTCGCTGCGAACTTGGCGGGCAATGTCCACCCCAGGAGCTCCAATGACGCCGTTTGTCGTTCCGCCTACCGGGGCAAGCGCCTCATCGAAAGCGGCGCGATTGAAACCTTCCATCCCCTCGATTCGGCGGGCGCGGATTTGATCCCCGACGAACGGGAGGCCCGCAAGCCGGTCCTCCGTCCGATGGGCGCCGCCGCCAAGGATTTGCCCGACAGTCATCGGGACTCGGCGCGCGTTGAGCGCGCGGCGCACCGGATCGGTTATGCCGGTCAGAAGTCGTCCCACAGAACGGGATGCGCCACGGCCGATCGCGCCACCGCCGTACCCCGTAACGCCGCCCAAGAGCGCACCGCCAAGGCGGCTGTCGCCCTCTTCATCCGCGCTCCCAGCGCCGTAACCTGCGCCAATGGCAATGTCAGGCGCAATGACGCGAGCGAGGCCGGTAATGCCGGCGCGCGCCGCTCCCGCTTCGGCCCCGAGTCCGGCCAAAACGCCGCCAGTGATTTGCCCCCCAAGGTAGGAGTTCGGATTGCGCTCAGACAGCCCTCCCATAACAGCGCGGGCCAAGTCCGGGTTCTCGGCGAAATTGTCTAGTGTGCCCATGGTCGCCATGTCGCCTGCGCCGACAACATAGGAGCCGAACGGAGACATGCCGATCTCGCCCAGCGCGGCGGTCGGGCCGCCATTGGCAACCCATTCGCGCTCGACATCAACCGATGGGTTCGCGGCCGGGTGCTGGCGCGAGTATTCGATGTTCGGCGCCAAGTTACGAACACGGTCCCCCAATCCAGGACGGACGCGGTTCATATAGGCGCGAATTTCAGGCTCAGAGCGACCATCCCGGACCATGCGGGCTACAGTGGCATTGACTCCCGCCAGAGCCGGGTCCGCCGCCAGCCTGCCCTCAGAGGTCAATTCACTGCCGCGTTCGTTCTGCTGAGTAGGGGCTTCGGTGATGATGCCGTAGCGCTCCGCCACAGCCGTATCGCGTGGGTCCTCGTTGTTCAGCAGGGCCAGTGCGTTGCGGTAATGGCGTTCGACAATTGCGAGGTTCTCGCGCAATTTTTGAGCGCTCTGATTCTGCTGTAGGGCGCCAACGGCAGCCGCGAGCCGATCTGCTTCCCGCTCGGTCAGGGAACCCATGCCCGACGCGCCAGTGGAGGATTGCGCGCGCAAAGCTTGGAGCGTTTGATTTATGACATCGCCCTGAATGCCCGAAAGAGTGGCGGCGAGATCAGTGCTATTCTGGCCGACAAAGGGCACTGCCTGAAAGGATGACGTTCCAGCGAGATTGCCGGTCGCCCAGCCGTCCCCGATCTGGCGACGGGCCATGTTAATCCTGTCCAATACGGAGTCGGTCTGAAGCTGGCGGGCGATGCGAGCGTTTTGCGGGTCGGAAGTTGTAGCTGCGGGTCCCCCGGGGATCGCCTCAAGTGATCCATCCGCACGGTAACGATAGCCAGCAGGGGGCTCTCTGCGGTCGGCGGGACCGCCGGGGATGGGGGCCAAGCCCCCGGGGGCCGATCGATAGCCGGTCGGCGCGGGCGGAGGAGGAGCAGGAACGACGATGCCGGAGCTGCCACGGTTTTGCGCGTCTCCGACAAGATGCCAAGGCTGCCCAGCGGCTTCGCGCTCGTAAGTCGCGCCGGATCGAGGGTCAGTGCGCCGCTCAGCCATTATCGCCGCGACCCCGTCTCGAATTCACGCATCGCCGCCCCCAGCCGCTCGGTATCTCCCGGACCGATTGGAGCGTCCGGCGAGATGCCAAGTCTGCGGGCGACGTGAGCGATGTAATTGTTTACTTGGGCGTCCGTATTATCGCCTCCTCTGGACTGGCGGGGAGCATAGCGCTCGACCACCCCGCGAACGGTATTTCCGCGCGCGAGATAGCGGCGACGCAAAAGCGCTTCCTGCGCCGCTACGCCTTCGGCAGGCGAGGGGAACGATTGAAAGCGCATCGTGCCCGGCACTCTCAAGCCCCCTGGGTTGTTGCGGGCATCACCGGGCCCCCGGAAAGTTGCCCGACGCGGGCGGCGTCGGACCTCCTTGGCCGAAATCATAGTCTGGCGGCAACGTAGCGGGCGGGCCTTCTCTTGTGGTCGCCCCAACGCTGCCGGGCAGACCTGAACGTGGCCCGACATAGGTTGCCCCGCCCGGCAGAGGAACGGAAACGATGGGATCAATACGCCCTTCAACAGACCGGCGAAGCATCGAGCGCCCTTGCTCGCTTGCGGGATCAATGCCGGCGGCACGGACAAGCCGCACAACCTCCGGCTCCGCCTCTGCGCTGTAATCGGCGATCTGGCGCGTCGGATCGCGCGGGTCGAGAACGTGGCCATTGACAACCAAGGGCTCGCGCTGACGCGTGGCCTCTGTGTATTGCCGCCCGGCAAGCGCGCGGACCTCGTCGCTGACATAGGGAGAGGTGAGGGCTTCGATGACCGCCGGATTGATGGCGGGGCGCCCGGCGGGAGTGGCCGAAGTATCCGACAGACCCGAGACCGCACTTGAAACCTGATCCATGCCGCCCGGACCCGCGTCGAGCGCGGAGGTAGAACCGCCAGCCATGCCCGGATTCATCATTGCCTCGACAATGCGCCGCTGATCGGCTGAATTTGCTTCAGATGCCTGATCCGCTCGCCTTTCGCGAAATGCCCCGGTGAGGTTCCCGGCGACCCGGGCCAACCCTTGCCACGGCGACTGGATAGGCGAATAGTCCGGCGCCATAAGCTGCTGCGCGATGACGCGCTGGCGCTCGATGTCCTGCGGAGTCAGCCGAGCGCCGCCACGGCCCCAAGTGAAGCTGGAGGGAGGGCTGGAGGCCATTAGAACACCCCGGGCAAAGCCGCTAGGCCGCCTACCTGCCCAGCGAGTCCGAACAAGCCCCCGAGGGTCGCGTTATGCGATGCAAGCTTTGCCCGGTACTGATCGCCGACAAGGCTGGAGTAATCGACGCCGCCGACTGACGCCTGAGGCGTGGGGCCGGACATCTGGGCGGGATTCGAGACTTGCGAGCCGGAAAGCAGGGCGGTGATTTCGTTGATCGGCTGATTGCGCGATGCGAGAGCCTCCCCGAAAGCCTGTCCTCGCCCGGTCAAGGCAAGCTGGTTCATCTGGTCCGTGTTCGCCATGGTGAGGCGGGACATCTCACTATCCCACGCTTGCGTCCCGGGGCGAAGGCCGGCGTTTATCAGGCGCGACCGCAACGCCTCTTCGTTGCGCTGCTGCTGCGGCAGGATGCGCGACGAGGCGAGGTCGTAGGACCAATCCGCAGCGTCCTGATTGTTGAACTCGAACGGGTCATTGAGATAGTCGCCCAGCCTCGCCGACTGATCCTCGGCAATCCCGGCGATGTTGGTCTGGGCGCCCTGAGACCGGTTGAAGATTTCCTGCTGCTCGGGCGTGAGCGTCGTCGTTTGCGTGAATTGCGGAATCGAAACCGTTTTGCCGGTCGAATCGACGTAGCTGGCTGAGCCGGTTGGACTGTAGGATGTCGAACCCCAAGGATTGTTGGTTCCGATCATGTTAGTCAAATTTTGGGCAATGGCGGTGTCGCGGTTCAAACCGCCCTGCGCTTGAGCGGTCACCATCGGATCGGGCGGTTTGGGGGTCGAGACCAGCGGACCTACTCCATCAAGCGCCCGAAGTAGGTCCAGCAGCGCAAATTACGGGCACACTACCTTGAAACTACGCAAAGCTCAATACCGCCACTCACTTCGCAAAATACCCGCTACGATCGCATCCTTGCCAGGCCCGAAATGTGAGCGCAGCCGCCCCTCGATCTTGCCGCCGAGCCTTACCGCGAAGTCAGCCACCTTCGGGTCTGCCGTGATGGCGGTCATTCGTTCGCAACCGAGCTGTCCGTAGACGTAGGCGCCGACTGCTCGGATGAACTCTCGGGTCCAGCCGGTTCCGGCGATGGTTACGTGCGCGTCGCGGCCTTCAAAGTGATTCAGGAGAAGGCCCGCCACAATCTGCCCGTCTTTCTCTATCCCCATGGCGGTAAATGGCGGGCAGAGCCCGAAGCCAAGCCGCGCGGAAATGAAGGCGGCAACGCGGTCATCCGAGACAATCAGGATACAAGCTCCGCAGTCGTATAGAGAGCTTCCAGCCGGATCACCTCGACATCAAGCGGTTGGATCGCCCCGCTGGTAACCTGGAACGACACCGAGCCGGTGTATCCGATGCCCGCCAGCGAGCGCCATTCCTGATTGATGATCTGCGGCGCCTCAGCTCCCCAGACAGATGCGCCCCATTCTCCCGCGCCCCAGATGCTCGCGGCGTCGCTGATCTGCGTCGCGTTCGGCGCGGCGGACAGTGTCAAATTATAGTCGCTGTGCCACTGCACCTGATCGTTGATGCGGCTCGACGCGCGAGCGACGACGCGGCCGACAGTGGGAACCTTGGCGGAGGCCGGCGAGCCGAAATCCTCGAAGAGCGGCATGAGTGACCCGGTATAAGTTGCGCCGTCATCCTGCCCAGATTGGTTGGCAAGATAGATCGCCCCCGCTGGCGAGCCAAAGTAGAGTCGGCCATCAAATACCTCCATGCAAAGCGCATGCCAGCCGGTGAAGCGGCTCCATGCGCCCGTCTCAGTATTGGAGACAAAGAGAACGGGCTGGCCGGAGCCTGGAATCAGCGGGGGCGAAAAGGCGGCGATCTTCTGTTCCGGCCAAATCTCACCTTGCCAATCGCTCATGCCTCGCGAAAAGACGGCGTCGGACCATGCGTCGGCGATGTTATAGGAGACCGTGGCGACGTTCAGCGACGTGATGTCGAGGGCGATTGCCTTGGAAAGGGGAACGAGGCCAACGGAAGTCGCCACCGCCAGATCGCCACCGCCGCGAACGAAGGCCCTGTTCCCGAGCGGCTTGCCGATGCGGTAAAGCCCTACCTTGGACCACGTGGCCTCCTCGCCGGGGAAAATGCCCTGATAGGCAGCGACCTCCCCCTCCGACGAGACGAAAATGTTCTGCTCGGAAAGCCCGCCCTCAAGCCCGCCTTCAAGCGACCAGGTCGCGCCCCATAGCAACGTCCCGCCTCTGCCGAACACGCCGGCCAAGGGGAAAATGGCTGCATTGCCTCCGATCGAGTCCACCTGATCAAGATACCAGGCATTCATCGTGTCTTTTTCGGCGAACCACAGGCGATTTTTATAGACCCAGACGAAGGACATGTCGGCCGTTGTGGCGCCGGACGTGAAGTTAACGCCGGGCGATGCGACCGTGCTGGCGCCGTTTGCAACAGCCGCGCCACCTTCCGTGTCGGTGATGGCTTCGCCGTCATCGAACGGACCTCCAGCGACGTTGGTAAGCCAAAGCTCGCCGGTCGCGCCGTTGTCGATCACCTTGTAAATGTCCGCCGTGGCGCCGGACAATCCGCCGGAAAGCAGGGCGCCTTCGGTAAAGGCGGAGGTTTCGGCTTCGTAGAGCAGGCGCTTTACGCCGCCCGCGACGTTTGGATAGAAGGTCGAGCCATCGAAGATGAAGCCGTCATCTTCTCCGTTTACGCCGATCAAATAAACGCCGCCGGTCGTCGCGAACTGAACCACGATCCAGTTTCCACCGGTAAATCCCCCCATCACGTCGGCGAACTCGGTGGAGTTCCACCCGAACCAATTGCCGTTCTCGTCGCCGAGCAAGACCCCGCCGTCGTCAACGATCTCGACGGCATAGGGAAAGGGCAGATCGGTAATGTCGTAAATCGTGCTGGCGGTGGCGGCGACCAGCCTCTTGTTCGGCCCGTTGTTGTAGCTGAACAGGCTCAACGCATCCTCCGAGCCATTGCCGAGGGTGCAATAAAGCACCTTCCCGCGACGAAGCTGAACGCTGGTCGAGCGCGGAAAGAAGTTGTCGAGAACCGCAGCGCCTTGGGGGAGGCCGGGCGTCGGGTTCGGGTTGGCAAGCGCGCGATTGGAAATCCACCCGCCAATCGGCGCCGCGAAAGCCTTCAGCTGGGAGCGGCGATGCCTTGGCCGCTGAGCCGTGCGGCCATACATCAGGCCGGTCCCAACGCCCAAGGCCACGCGGGATAGGTGCCGGGCATGCGCGTATAGCTGCTGCGACGATAGATGCGCGTTCCCTTATCCTTCGCGGCATATTCGCCGATAGCCTTCATGAAGGCTTCCTGATCCCCGGTGAAGTCGAGCTTCTTGTTCTCTCGCCACCGCCATACCAGGCCGAGGGTCAGCAGGCGTTCCGGCAGCAGGAATTCATCCGAATCCGACGTGAAAGCCGGCTTCGTCTCAAGCGTCCCGGAATCCCACGCATAGTTTCGCGAGACATAGGGGAAGGTTGCATTCTGGCCACTCGGCGGCGCGGGAACGAACCTCATTTTCCCGCCGTAGATGATCCACCCGCCGGGATAAGGCTGAAACCCGATCGACTGCCGGTAGAGGAATTGGGTTATGTCGGTCATCGCCCAATAGCCCCAAAACCATGTCGAGGTGTCCTGAACGCCAGCAGTGACCGTCATTTTGTCGTAATCGGCCGGGAGGTCGAACTCGGTGGTGCTGCCGTCGCCTTCGATGATCCCGACGCCTGTCAGGGCTTGCCAGTCGGCGGAGGCGACAACGTCCCTCGCAACCTCGTTCACAAGATCGGATATCTCGATCTCGAAACTCTGGCTGGCCCCGAAGAAAACCGAGGGCTTCTGGCCCATCAACCGTATCGCGGCCGATTGCATGGCGGCCAGGATCGGCACGATTACGCCGCCTCCAGCTCTCGCAACGTCCTCTCAAGGGTGAGCCTCGAAGGATTGCCGCGCGGTCGAGTGCCGGCGAGATCGGTGATCTTCACCTTCAGGTCATCGTCGCTGAACATGGCGTAAGCCTCGTCGGCCTTCTGGGCGGCCTCTTCGACCTCTTCCGGCGACGGCTCTTCCGCAGGGACAAGGCCAGCAGACGAAGCGCGGAACGCGGCAAGCTCCGCCTCAAGTGCTTCGATTCGCGACAGATGGCCAAGCCCCTTGTCCCGATCGGCCATGAAAGCTCGCGCGGCCTCTTTCAGCCTGTTCGCGTTCATGCCCAGCGCCTTGACCGATGGACCCTCCAGATGATGAAGCGCCTCAATCGAATAGATGCGCAGCGCCCGGCAAAGCGAGAGCGCCTCGGGCGTGACGCCGTGCGGGCGCAGCATTTCCAGCGGCGTCCCGTTGGCTTCCTGCGGGCTCCCTTCCTTGAACTGCCGGTACTGGTCCGGCCAGCGCTCGGCATAGGTCACGACATCGTTCCCCTGCCGCTGCCAGAAAGCGTCGGTGGGGAAGACGGGCGAATAGTTCTTGTTGCCCGCCAGTCGAACCTCCACGACCTCCATCGTCTCCATGACGGGATGGCCGGCAGTTTCCGACTTCGGAATGTTCTCAACCTCGATGATCTTGAACACCGGGGTCACGGTCAGTTCGCGCATGTCGATTTCAGCGACGCGAGTCATAAAGGTCTCCAGTTGACTTTGCAGCTTAAGCCAGCGGTGTGGTGCCCTTGGCCGCCCAGAAACGATCACCGGCGAGAATGTCGGTGCCGTAATTCGTGGTGGAGGGGGCATAGAAACCGCCCGAGCCGGTTGCCGCCGTGATATTGTCCGGAGCGGTGACGGTGAGTGCGACCTGCGTTCCCGGCGCCGCCGCGTCAGCAATCGTTCCGGACGCCTCGACCCAGATATATTCGCGGCCATCGTCGCCAACAGCGGTGTCGCCAAGCTGCGGGCTGCCGATTTGGCCGGCACCAGCGGCGCCGCGCCCAGCACCCTCATACCAGACTTCATCGGCGAGGACGACCTGATAGAGATTCGGCCCGAGCGAGGGGTTCATGCGGAAGGGAGAAGTGTTCGCCATGGTGACGGCTCCTTACGAGGTGGTGCGGATGCGATAGGTGAAGAGCGGGTTTTCGAGGACCATCTGCCCCGACCACACGATGCCCTGCGCGACCGCATCCTGATTGATCGGCCGCATCCCGTTGCCGGGGTGGAACGGCACGAAGGCTTGCCCGGGGAACTCCCAAAGGCAGAGGCCGTCCGTATCGATGCCGTAGATGGTGTTCGCCGGCATGACGTTGCCGATGCCACCCGCCGCGACGATATCGACCGGGCCGGCCGGCGTCATGTAGGTGAGGCCGGCGAAGCCGAGGCGGGCGAGGCGCTCCGAAGCGAGGCGCTGATGCGCGACGAAGGAGGCCGAGATCGGCGAATAGGCCAGCGCGTCGGCAATCAGGAGGTCGGCATAACGGCTGTTGCGCGAGCGGGCGAGAGCGATGCGCTCGATGATCGGGCGGGCCGTGGTGCTGTCCCATGTGGTGTAGCCGGAGACATCGCCGGATGCGATATTGAACGTCGAGGTCCGCCAGTTGGCAACATCGGCGCGGTTGATGCCGCCATAGATGCCGGTGTTCGCGACGATGGGGATAGCCCCGCCGAATCCGATCATCTGGCGCCCGCCGGCCGCCGTGCCGTCGCCGACGATGGAAAGCTCGAACTCCTCCTTCACGGACTTTTCGGCCGCGTCGATATAGAAGGCCATCAGGTCGATGACCTCTTCCTCACCGCGCGTGAAGAGAAGCTCGGTGCCGGTCAGCGAGAACATGCCGACGACGCGCGACCAGTTGAAGACGGCGCTGTTCAGCAGCTCCTTGGGGGTGATCTCGATCTTGTCGTAGCCGGTGAACCACTGCGCCTGGAGCTTGTCGAACTCAACGGGGATGCGGAGTTCGGGGCCGCCCGCGCGCTTGACCTTGATCTTGCCCTCGTCGCGCAGGATGCGGGTCAGCGGAGTGGCATTGTAGACGATGTCCTGAATGGCCCGCGAGCGACGCGCCACGGCGGCGGTCAAAAGTTGGCCGTAATTGCGGTCCGGGTTGATGGAGGCCATTGAAATGCTCCTAGGCGTTCAGCCGGCGCTTCGCTTTGTGGATAGATTCCACGATCGATTCGCCGCCCGCCGCCTGGTCATCGACCTCTTCGGTCACTGCGCCTGGCGACGATTTGATTGATGGAGCCGCTGAAGCCTCGCCAGCGCGGCGGTCGAGGCCTTCGTCCTCGGTGGAGGGGCGGGCTTGCGCATTGGAGGCGGGCTTGATCCGCACAGCCATGTCGTATGCCGCCGCCAGCCTGTCTTCGGGGCTAAGGCTTGGGGGTATCATACCGGATTGAAGGAAAAGCGCAATAGGCTCTTCCAGCTCGTAATAGCGGTCGTTTTTCTCCGCGAATTTGAGGATGATCGGGGCCGCTTTCATCTCCGCTTGCATCGCCGCGACCTGCTCCTTGAGCTGATCCACCTCGCTCGGCCCTTGCTGCTGTTGGCGGTGCGTGACGAGTTGCCGGTAGCCCTGCGGCCCCTGCTTGACGATGAAATCCGCCACCTCGTAGAGCGAGAAGGGCTGTCCGTCGGCCTTGCGAGGTCCGGCCTCCTGAAGGATGCGATTGAGGCCGGCGAGCGGGTTGGCCTGTATCAGGTTTTCCAGTTCGGACACGCGACGGAGGCTTTCCGTGAGATCGATGCCATTGGACTTCGCCAGATCATCGTAGGGCTTGATCGACTCGTACCGCTGCCCTGCTTCGCGGAGTTGCGTCACTTCCGTTTCATGCTCGCGGGTCATCGTCTCGATGTCACGGCGGACGACACGGGGAACATTTTTCCAGACCTCCCGGCTGTCGGGGAGGAAGCTTTTCGGCGGCTCTCTGTGGCCTGAGCGATCCTCTGCCTTTTCTGCCGCATTCTCGGCTTCGGCGGGGTTTTCGGCTTGCTCGCCTTCCTTGGCTGGCGCTGCCTTTGCCTCGGGCGCGGCCTCCGCAGCCTTCGCTTCGGCGGGCTTGGCGGCAACGGCTTCATTCTTCTTCGGTGCCTCCTCCTTGGCCCCCTTGATTTCGGGCGCCGCCTTGGCCTCATCCTCTTCATTGAACGCAGCCGCGATATCGCTCCGCAAATCCTGGGGCTCGGTCAGGGGCGGCTCAATGGCGTCGGAAAGGCTGGGAGTGCCTGCGCCGGAAGCGGCGGGGACGGCTTCGGCTTCGATCGTAGTCGATGACGGCTCTTGCAATTCAGACATGGAAATCCTCCAGAACGGTGAGCGGAGGGACGTGTCCGTTTTTCACGTCCTGTAGCGCCGCGCGAATGTCGTCGCGACGTTGGTCGGAGTCGAAATCGTAGGTTACAGGGCTCAGGCTGTCATTGCCGAGCTCGATGTAATTCTCGCCTTGCGGATTGCCGTCCGCCTTGAGAGTGCGACGATAGGACGAAAGACTGTCGTGCATCCGTCCGTCCATGCCCATGCACGGAGTTATGTTGTCGCGGCGGATCATGGGACATGGAAAATTGCTTCGGGCGGGCTCTGGGGCCATGTCGATTCTGCGCAGGCAGGAGCGGCCATCATCGAAGATGAACCACGCCTCGCCTGCGCAGAATTTGGACGGCTCGACCCGAAGCAGCTCAGCCACCGGCTGCCTCTTCGTAGTCGTGGCCCTTCTGCCATGCCTTCAGGAGCGGGCCTTCGCCATGCGGGGGCTCGTCCCGCGAAATGCGCGCGCGGCGAGCGGTACGGCCTTGCTCATAGGCGGCCCGTTCCGCCGTGTCGTCGCTGGCGGCCTTGAGGCGCGCGGCCTCCTTCGCTTCCAGCGCGGCGAGGCGCCTGTTGTTGTCGGGGCCTTTGGTTTTCTTCGCCATGTTCGTCACTCCTTATGCGGGGGCCATCACGCCGAGCGCGACGAGAACGGCTGCCAGGTTCGCGCCCGTTGTCGAATAGGCGGCGGGAGACGCGCGAGCGGCGGTGAGCGCGGCAATGTCGGCGGTGGCGGCCAGCTTGGTCGTGGCGATGGCCGCAGAAGCATTGATGTCCGCGTTCACGATGGTCCCGTCAACAAGGTTGGCCGAGGCCACGGTGATCGCGGTCGGGAGAGCGCCTGTTGCCAGCTTGGACAAGGCGATTGCGGCGGACGCGTTGATATCGGCGTTGACGATCGATCCGGGCTCAACGGGCAAGTTCGCGTCGATCTGCGCCGCGACCTCGCTCGCGAGCGGTGGGACCATCCCCAGTTCGACTAGGCGGGTTGCGCTGGCGGCCATTTCGAATTCTCCTTGGTTGAAGCGATCCTATAGGGCAAAGGGGCTAAGGCATCAACGCCGTCGCCACGATCACATAATGCTGGCCGTCCGGAAGCGGAGCGAGCGTCTTGATATCCGGCCCGCCGCGCTCGATCTCGACCCGCCCGTCCGGCCCTTCGATATAGAGCGAGTATTCGGCATTGCAGAAAAGCTCGTACTGCGGCCGGATTTCGCAGATGACCGGCACCTCGCCGGTGAGAGTGAGGGTGTAGCTGGCGAGAAGCTGGGCGAGGATGTAGATCATTGGCCTGCCTTCGACATCAATGCGCCAACCTCCACGATGATCGCGGTGCCCGTGTTCGTGCCGTTGAGGCCGCCCCGGACCATCAGCCCCATGTTCGCATTATCGACGGGCAGGTTGGACGTGGTGGAGGTGTAGAACACGACGCCATTTCCCCAATCGCAGATGACGCCCTGAACGCTTGTCGCCCCCGGTGCGCAAAAAACATGCGTCTCATACCAATTGTTGGCCGCCCACGCGATGCCGGTGTCTGTCTTGTTGCCGGAACCGGAGGCGTCGTTGGTGAGGAATTGGATATTCGTGTCGGCCTCGTCTTTCGAAAAGCCGGCGAAATTTGCGACGATTGTGCTGGGATCGGCGGTCGAATAGCCGGTGTCCACCGCCCCAACAAAAAGCCTTGGCCCTGTCGGAAGCTGGCTCGCGCCCCATAGCGCGTAGAGATGAAAGCCGCCCGTTCCCGCAGTTGTCGAGCGCATCATGTGCCCGGCGGTTCCGCCGGTATTGCAGCTTACCCCGCCCAGGGCATTGGCTGTGGTCGCCGATGTGAATTTGGACCGCGCCTGCTTCGTCAGAATATTGGTGCTGGCGAGGTTGGAGGCGGCCAGCGTTCCGTTTGCGCTGCCGGTGTTGACGCCGATCTCATAAGGCGCGCCGCCTGCGCCGTAATAGGTCAGCCCGCGATTGCATTCTCGCCGGTCCAGCGAGAGCCAGCCATCCGCGACCAGCGCCACAGTCGCCGCGCTGGTCAGCGAAAGCTGTGAACCGGTCGAAGAGGCGACAAAGCCGCCAGCCGGGCGCGTGATCGTCGTCCCGTTGAAATAGCCGTAGCTTAGTTCCCATGCCGAACCATCGGTGTACAGGAACAATCCGAATTGCGCGCTGAGAAGCCGTGAGGCGCGAGAGAAACCGCGCGCCGGAGTGGTTGGGGTGGCAGAGCCAGTGCCCGGAGTGCCGGTTACGAGGCCCGCCGCTCCCGCCGATATGCCAGCCGCCGTGGCCTTGCGCGAATTGCCGCCCTGAACGATCGCGACAAGTTCCGATCCGTCGAGCGCGGCGGCGGCGGTCAGGGCGGAGGTTTCCTTGCTCGCCATCAGAAGCTCCCGCTCAATTTGAGGCCGTCCACGCCGCTTTGCATGTCGCCGGACAGCAGCAGATAATCGTCGCCGTCAGTCATGTCACCCGAAAGCAGCAGGACATCTGTTTCGCCGGGGACCGTGACAGCCGTCACGGTCGGCGCATTGAAGCCGAACTGCTTGTTGAAGCCAAAGCCACCGAACCTCATTGCGTTGCCACCCCCGCGATGACGTGAACGGTCACGCCCGAGCCAGCGGCTTGGAACACCGCGTAATTCAGCAAGTCGGTCAGCAGGGTCAGCGCGGCGGGCAGAAGCCGAGCCTTGGCGATCTGGATCGTGCAGCCGGTGGTCGAGTTGGTCAGGATCGTCGCGGTGTAGCGCGCGCCGGTCGCGTCCATGACCAGCACGGAGAGGCAGGGGGCCGAGGCGAACGGGGTCGCCCACGTGACCGAGATCACGCCCGACGAATCGGTGGTGGTCTGGACCTTCTGAAGGCTCGTCTTGTGCGTGTGGTCGGAGCGGGCGAAGGTGGTTGCCGAGCCTGCCGCCCCTGCGCCGGAGATCGCTGGCGGCGCCGAGGACGATGCTACCGGAACGGCCATGGAGGAACTGAACTTGGGCACTAGCTGAACTCGGTGACCAGGGCGGCTCCTGACCCGTCAGCCGCCCAAATGCCGGTGATCAGGCCAGTCAAGCCGAACGGGACCTCATATTCCTCGCCGGTCGAAAGAGCCGTCGCATAGCGGGTGGTTGCCGCCGTCCCGCCCGTCAGGTCGAGGTAGAGCGCGTTCGCGTCTGTGTTCACGATCACGGCGCCCTTGCGGTTCGCATTGGAGGCGAGGATGGTCGTGCTTGAGGCCGCGCTGTTGACGGAGGTGAAGGCGGCGGTCGAGCGGAGATCGGCGAGAAACTCCGTGCTCGTCATCGGGCCGGAGACAGGAAGCGCCGTGCCCGAGCCGTCGATCTTGAGGCCGCCGCCTGCGCCGAGAGCGGCCGGAATGCGCGTGAGGAACGAAACGAACAGGACGACCAGCCCGCGCAGATATTGCTGAATCGTGCCGTTCGCGTCGGTGACGACTGCGGCGCCAGCGGTAGTGCCCTCGACCGCCGCCATGGCCCCAATGTCAGTGGTCAGGCGGCGCAGCTTCGCGCTTGTCGTTCCTGCTGCTCCGGCTGCTACGGCAGCGTCAGCGACGGCGCCCTGCGTTACGTCCGCGCCGTCCGCGACGGTTACCGGTCCGCCCCCGCCTGATCCGCCATCGGTGAAGATCGGATCGTCTTCGGTGCCGACCGGGAATGGAACACCCGCCTTGCTGATCGGTGTTACCGGGGCGCCGCCTTCTGCCATTATTCCTGTTCCTTCATCGCCTGACGTTCGGCAAGGGCATGCTGGCGCTCGCCAGACTCTTCGGTGAATTCCTGCTGCCGGTCTGCCCGTTCCTCGCCACGCTCACGAAAAGAGGCGTCGCGCTCCTGGCCCTGCGCCGTCATCGCCTGGTCAGTCTCACGAGCCTGAGCATCGGCGGCGGTGCGGTACTCTTCCAACTCTTGGCGGCGTTCGTCAAGCCCGATGCTCGACAATATCTTGGCCGTGTCGGCGGTAAGCTTGTTGATCTGCGCTTCGATCAGCTTGGTTTTGGCCTCTTCCGCAGAGAGAGACTGGCGCAACTTTTCCGTCTCCTGTGCGGCCTTCATCTGGTCCGCCTGCGCCTTCTGCTGCATCTCCATGAGCTTGCGCTGCATCTCGGCCTTGTCGAGAGCGGACTTGGCCTCGACGCTTGCCATCGCGGCCTTGGCCTTCTGCATCTCCGCCTCGGCAAGCTGCTTGTTCGCCTCGGCCAATTCTTCGCCTTCGCCCGTCTGCTGGGCGGCCATGCGGGCCATCTCTGGGGCGGCGTCGATGAACTCGTCAATCGCTCCGTCCAACTCGCGCCCGACGCGGTAAGGAGCGAGAACGAACTTCAGCATCGCGCCAACTAGCTTCGCCCCCTGCTCGCCCATAGAGGCCATGCCCATCATCGATTGAGAGGCGGTGGCGAATTCGCCCATGAACTCATTGCGTGACCGCTTCTCCTGCAATTCGTCGGTCAGGATCGTGCTACTGCTCTCAATCTCGAACACGAAATTGCGCGCGCGGTCGTCGCGCAGGAGCCTCATCACGTCTTCGATGGTGACCTGCTGCTCCACCTCAGCCAGCATCGGCGCATATTTGGCGACGATCTGCTGCTGTGCGGCTTGAAATGCCTGTTGCGCCTGAGCCGGGTCGATCTGCTGGCCTTGCCCCATCTGAGCCTGCTGAGTGGCTTGCTGGGCCTTCTTGGTCAGCGCCTTCAGTTCCTGCTCGGCACCGCGCTCGATCTCCCCCACGCGCTTTTCGAGCTGCGCCTTGGTCGGGATGTCCATCTGCGACATCTCAAGCAACTGATCCTGCGGGAACTTCTCAGCGAGGATTTCAGCGGCGATCTTGACCGTATCCGCCGCGACCCGCTGAAGCTCCATGCTCTTTTCACGAACGCGGACCGAGCCGAATTGGGTCTTCAATTCCTGCGCGCCCAGCGTCTCTTCCGCCTCAGTGGCGCCGCGCATGATGTCGGATATGCCCGAGAGCTGGTAGAAATCGTTGATGAGTTGCCCGCGCGCTTCGATCAGCCCTTGGATCGCAGTTGCCAATTCGGCCAACGGAAGCCAGACGACAAGCGGCGCCGAGCCTTGCGCCAGCAACGCCGCGCCGGGAACGGGGATGATGATCTGGTCGCTCTCGTCGCGGACGATCTGCTCGATCGCATCGCCGACATCACCACCGCCGGCAACCAGCCCCTTCATCTTCACCGCGTCGAGCAGGGAATAGACGCGGCGGGTCAGCTCACTGATCTTGCGGAAGTGAATGGCATAGCGCTGCCAGTCCGGAACAGGAATCAGCGACCGGCGGCGCAGGGTAGCGTAAGCTGGTTTGGGGCATGGGAAAAAGTCGGTCAGCTCAAGGTGGGGCTTATCGCTGTCGAGCAGGACGGAGACGCCTTCCGATACCCAATAAACCTTGTTGTCGGCCTTGTGCCAGACTTCCCAGACCTTGCACTTCCGGGTGACGGCGCGCTTTTCAAGATCGTCGCCATCGTCATCCCGGCGCAGGGTATACTGCGCTTCCTGATAGGCATCGCCGCTCGTTTTGCGGAACCGCTTGCGCATCTCCTTTCGGGTCAGCCACGCCGCGCCAGCGACCCAGCCCACCTCGGTCCACTTACGGGCAGGCTCATGCAGGAAGTCCAACCGGTCCTTATGCTCGACGCAGACCTTGTGCTTTCCACCGTCCACCTCATGCCTGACCCACGGCGCGCCACGGCCAGCAAAGATCAGGTCGTCGCGCAGGCCGAGCATGACATCGTCAATTCCGGTCCGCTTGAACACCGAGACGGCGCAGCGCTCCAGCATCTCGGCGGTCGTGTTGACGTGCGGCTTCCCGTCCTTGAACAGAGGGGCGACGACCGGCTGAGGGGGACGGGCGTAGACGGCCGGCTTCAATACCTCGTAGGAGGACCAGAACAGGTCAAGCTCCGCATCCTGCCAGTCATAGCCGTCCAGATCGAGGCGCAAACCTCCGTAGCCGTCGCCGTCCAGGCTGTAGATGCGGTCGATCGTCTCGCACGTGGCCTGCCATTCGCGGAAAGCGTCTTCGGCCTTGCGAAGGGCGGCAAGCACAGCGCGGCTCGACTTGGCTTCCTCGGTGAAGCTGTCTTCTTGGTCGAGTTCGGTTTCGTCTGTCATCGCCGTGCGATCCTAAGCGGCGGCGCCGTCACTCCTTCGGCAAGGATCAAAGGCGAACGGCCGTGAAGCGACAAGTCGCGCCGGACGCCCAGCTTCGCCAGCGGCACACCCTGCCAAGCCAGTGAGAGATAGCGGAAAGCGTCGGCGAGGTGCGAAGTCCAGTCGTGAACCTCATTGACCCGGAAAACCTTGCGCTCATCGTCCCACTCGCGGCGATATTGCTCAAGAGCAGCGATTCCGATCTCTTCGCACCGACTGTGGAAAACGGCGCGGGGGAGAGTGCGGCGAACGGCGTTGATCCCGTCGAGCTTCGTTGCCAGCGGCACGACAACCGGGTCAAGGCTCAATGTCTGCATCGTCTCGACGCGCGTCTTACCGGAGCCCCATTCCTTCACCTTCGCATCGTGCGGAACATAATCCTTGCCGGCGCGCCAGCCATGTGTGACGGCGCGCTCGCGGATCACGTCTGCATAATGATCCACCCCGACCCCGGAGGCCGTGTAACAATCGAGGATGAACACCTGCGCGCCGGCAACCTGAAACCACCAAATCGAAGTGTCGTCGCGGACGCCGATGTCCCATGCCCTGTGAACCGGAGCGTCCAGCGGTTCCAAGTCTTCGCATATCCGTCCCTCGCTGCGGACCCTGACCATCTCCCGAGCGTAGAAGGCGCCGAGGATCGCGGCGTTAAAGGAACACTCGTACTCCTGCTCATATTGGGCGCGGCCGACATCCTCGCCGAAGATTGTAATATACTCGGCGAGCGCCTCTTCAAGCTGCTCAGTCGAAAGCGCGTTGGTTTGATGGATAGTGCTCAGCTCGGCAAACCAGCGTCCGCCGGATTCCATGTTCGCCTTGGCCATTAAATACATGGCATGGGCGTGGTTCCGCCCGCGCGGCGTGGTGATGAAGGCCGCCCCTCCGCCGTTCTCCTCCAGCATGGGCCGATGATATGCCCAAGCCGAAGGGTTTGCCAGCGCCCACTCGGAATAGCCGATGAACACCGGGCCGGAACCTACCGTGCTGTCGTAGCGATCGGAGCCGATGAGCTGCCATGTAGACCCGACCTTGAGCCGGATGAACATCTCCTGCTCGTTGGTCGTCTCGCGGATTTCTGGCGGAAAGGCTTCATCGATCCGCCGCTTGCCGGTGTGCGCATTGACGGCGGTCCACAACGCCTTTCGAGCCTGCGCATATTCTGGAAGACAGTGCCAATAGGTGCCGATGCGCCTGTGAGCCAGCTCGCACTCAGCGGCCAGAACTACTTCATCCTTGCCCCAACGACGGTGCGCGATTTCGACGGCGCGGGGCGCGGGGGAGCTCATCAGATATTCGTGGAGAGGCCGCTGGTAGGGGCGGATGCGGCGCTCAATTTCCACCTGGCTGAGCCTCGTAGACGGTGCGGAAAATGAGCGGAGCGCCGTCCGGATCGCCCGACACCTGGACCGGGATGAGCTTAGGGTAGACGGTCGTCCAAAACGCCGCCTCGTTCTTCGGGTCTTCCTTGATCCACGCGGCAAGGCGTTCAATTCCGCCGATGTTTTCAGCAGCTTGCGCAATGGCGTCCTTGGCCGCTGCGGTGACCTTGTTCCGCGAGCCCTTCGGTCGGCCCGGCCCCGGTTTCCCGAACGTTATTTTATTGCCCGGCGCCATCAATGCACCAGCAGCGCCGCCAGCGCTCCGTCACAACGACGTAATTGCCTTCGATGCGGAATGAAACCTCGGCTGCCATACCCCTATCTGCCTTGTCCTGTTGATGAGGTCAAGAGCGAACGCGATAATGACCGATGCCGTTGCACTGCGGGCAAACCACATCGTAGGGCTTGCCGGTTTTGGTCATCTTGCCATCGCGGTTGAGAACGCCTCGGCCTTTGCATTCGTCGCATTTCACGTTCATCTCTCTGTCCTTATGTGCTAGAGGCTAGATACCGGCGCCGTCAGCGAACGTTATCCCGCGCCACTCGGCAAGCAACGGCACGGCCCACTGAGCTTCGCGCCAGATCAGCGCGACACCGCCAGTGCCAAAAGCGAATGGCAGGTTGCGCCCATTGGAGACGCGCATGAGGCTGGCGGTTTCCAGTTCGTCCACCGGAATCAAATCCGCGCGCTTGTGTCCCATGTCGAATACCCTTTCCCTGTGAGAGCTAGGAGGCTATGCCGTCTGAAGAGGGCGAGCCTCGCGGCCATTGGCGCGAAGCTCGTTGGCGGCCATGCACTCGACATGGTAGAGGTTGCGTTTCATGTCCTCGGGCGTATCGTCGGGATGAAACAAGGCGCGGCGATGAATGCGCTCCAAAACATCAAGCAGCGCGTTTTCGAGTTCGGTCATATCCAGTTCCTTTCCCTGTGCCGATGTGCTATTGTTCGTTGATGAACTCGGCGGCGACGTAGGCAGTCGGACTGGAAACAAACGGTCCCGGCAATTGCTCTCCATCGACACGTTCGACCACGTACAGCGGCTCGCCGTTGATGCTCTTGGTTCGAAGCAAGATCGTGACATCGACTCCCTCGGGAACGCCGTGCCAGTCTGAATTGAAATATGCCATTGGTTCTTTCCCTGTGTGAGGGGGTGAGATTAAGCTTCCAGCGAGCGCTTGACAGCCGCGACAGTCGGGAAAGTCTCGCCAACCGCCTTGCTGCCCACGGGCTGGTAGAAATAGCCGCCAGCGCGCGCGTTCTGAATAACCCCGATGCGCTTTCCGTCCAGCATGACGCGGACGCCGCCGAGAAAAGGCTGGTAGGTGATCATCTCGATATCTCCCTTATGTCCTTTGAGGGCTATGCGTTCAACTTGCGCTCTTTCCTTCTTTCCGAACGCGAAAAAGCTCTGATGCACGTCGATAGGCACACCGAGAATGCGGGCCATTAGCATGGCCGCCCTAAGCCGAAGATTCCTCATGTGTCACTCCGTGGGTTTGTAAACTACAGATACGCCCCTCTTGTGCCAGAAGGATAACGCGCCGCCGAAAATAAGTCGCTAATCAGGCCGCAGCCCGCTCTCAAGCGCCTTCATGGCAAAGGCGACGACATGCGGGACGGGCCAGTGTCCGCAGCGCCAGCGGCTGATCTGCTCGGGAGAGAAGCCGATCCACCTCGACAGCTGGGCGCCGCTACAGCCGATGCGGGCCTGAGATTCGCAGAAGGCTTTGACTACTGCCATCTGTTCAGGCGTCAATTTGGACGGCTTGGGGCGCTCGGTCATGCTGCCCTCTTTTCCGGGAACGGATTGCCGTCCTTGTCCACCACGCCCGCCCCGTCGCAATTCGGACAATCGGGGAATATGGACGGGTTGTAGGCGCACTTCACTTCAACCCAGCCCATCCCGCCGCAGCGCGGGCAAGCGAACTCTTCTCGCTCTGCCGTCATGTGCCCAAACTCTTGGGGGCTCGGATGCTCTCAGAAATAAGAGCAGCCATATCATCGTAAGCAGTGGCTTGCGTTGGCCCGAAGCCAGCGATACTCTCCTGCAAGTTGACAAAGTCCGGGCGGAACGAACACCACATGTTGCCGTCGCGGACGAACCGCGTGGCTGTTTTGCTCGGGCCGCCGTGACTCTCACAGCACAGGCCAGAAGCAAACGGTGGTTTATTGTTGCGATTGTAGGCCCAGCAGGGAGGGAGGAACGGGTCACGATACTGTTCGCCATATGCAGGGGCATCGCAAAAGCCAGCCGGATAGCCGCCTATCCACATCGGGACGGAGCACTTTCCTACGATGCCCGCCTTGGGCAGATGGTGCTCGGATAGTGTGCTCATGTGCGAATCTCCTCATTCATGCCGCCTTGTCCCACAATCTTGCGCGCGTGTCAATAGCCTCTCACCGCATTTTCGCCTGTTGTGTTGAGGACCATATAAACTCAATGACGCATAGCTTTGGCAGCTTGAGCGACAACCTCAGCAATCGCAGGATCGACCGGCTTGGCCTTCAGAGCGGCCAGTTCGGTCCGCAGCTCGGCAGCGCGTTCGGGATCGTCGTTGTCCTCGGCGCGGGCGATGCCTCGGCGGATATCGGCTTCGGTGCGCGCGGGGCGGTGGCCATTAAGCGGTTTCGGATCGTTGCCGAACTTCTGATCCCGCATGACCTGACTGTGCAGCGCCACGATTCGATTGGCCCATGTTAATCGCCAGTCCGCGTTCATCCCCCTGCGCCCGCGCCAGTAGCTGACAAATGCCTCCCCATGAGTTTCGTAGCTCTCTTGCGTCCATCGCTCGGCGCATGCCCGAGCCTTTGGCGGAAGGGTGGCGACCGGAGGAAGCTGCCAATCCTCCGGCAGCAATGTCTTTCCCTCATTCCCCCGCTTGCGGGGGTTAGGGGGTTTCTCTTTCTCTGCTTCTGTATCTGGGGACGTTTCTGAAACGTTTCGTTTTGCGCGATGCCTGTGGACACGCTTAGTCGAACTGTCTGATTTATATTGAAACTTCTCCCAATTGTGCGGCTCGTATCCGTCTCTTAGCGGGTCCATAAGGCCACCGCTTATCAGTCGCTTAACGGCCGATGAGAGATGGTCTAAGCGAACGCTTAGGAGTCTCCTAAGATCATCAAGCGGGGGGATGTGTCCCTCGTCTTCCGATGCCACCGCGAGCAGCCGAACCCATAGCCTGAAATCCTTGTCGGAAAGACGAAGCACCTTGGGGTTGCGGAGGGCGTCAGCATAAAGGCGAAACCATCTACTCACGGAGCGTGGCCGGTGAGCGCGTTGTTGATGTGCATGCATTTGACAGGACCAGCGATAATCTCGCTCATGCGCTCATCAAGGCGAAACCATTCTCCGGAAAGACGAAAGTCCCTTAGTTGAGCGTGAAGGTCCCGCTCCTGTGCTTGACAGCCAGGATACCACCCGAGAAGAATGAGCGGCGACGGATTGCCGGTTTGTAGCTGCCTCAGGCGCTTGATGGGACTTTTGGTAGTGAAGCCGATCTTAATTGCGCGCGGCTCTTTGCAGCCGAGAAAGTAAATCCACCCGTCCAACTCGACTCCACATTCGTCCTCTAGCGCGAAGCGAAACATGGTGTCGGCGATGGCCTCGCCAGCGGTTTCACGACCGGACACCACATCTGCCCCTGCCATGTCTTTATGCTACCCCTGAGGGATCGCGTGGCAAGCGAAGCACATTGCGCGCGCCCTCTAGAGCCTCCTTCACAATCGCTTTGCGGGCCATGATGGCACGGCGGCTGTTGTCAAGGCGGCGCAGCTCTTCAGATAGGTCGCGATCTTCGTTGCGGAGCCTCTCTTTCCAGCGTACAAGTTCCATGCGGACGTGAACAGCTTTCGCGAAGCCGGTTTCGACTAGCGCGGCACTCACAACCTCAATGGGGAGAGACAGCTTTTCCGCCAACACAGCCGGATCGTATAGCGTCCAATCGGCCGAGAGTGGATTGCTGGAAGTGGCGACTCTGCGGTTAAGCGGTCGCGGCGAAACAGAGAAGGCTTTTGCTGGCCTCTTGCGCTCGGCAGATCGGTCCTGTATATCGGTCATGTAGGTTGGCCTCCCATAGCTAGCCACGTAAGCAATTGAGCCGAGCGTCCCTATCCCAAGTTTCGCTCGCCAGTTGGCCTACAAACTCCTTATCCCCTATCCCAAACTGAAATGCAAGAGGGTGTCAGACCATCACTCGCGCGCCAGATTGCCAATGAGAAGAGCCGTGCAGACGTAAATCGATCCAGCCTCGAATTGGCCGCCCAATGTGCATATGATCGCCATCAAGGCGCAGACGGCCATGCTGGCTTGCTTGAGCGTCATCCGCCGTACACCGTGCTAATGCCGGTCAGCGACATGCTAGGCTCTGTTCGGTAATCCCTCCGCTCCACGATTGAAGCTCCGTTGCGGACGGCCTGTAGCTGGCGCTCGAATGGAGACATGGCCTCCAATTCAGCGGCGCGATCCAACGCCGCCTTTCGCGCCGCTTCCAGCCTTGTCGCCTTCTCCCGTTTGCGCGCCATGGTCGCCAGCCTCGCCCGAGACCTTAGTGCAATCGACTCCGGCGAGAAAGCCTTCTCTTTGGCTTTTTGGGAGTGTATGGTCAGCGAATGCGAGCGCTTCCCCAACTCACTCCGACGCTCGCGCTCCTTCACGCTGTTGCAGGCGATCTTGCAAAGCTCGGCGCGTTTGGCCCTGAGGACAGGATCGGCATTTGACCGGCGCGTCCCCTCGATCCGCTTGACGCTCAATTCCGGATCGACGTGGTTACGGTAGCAAATGCAGGGCTTGCAGAGCCCGCTCTTGTTGTGTCGCCCAAGCTTCGTGCCGCACCGGCAAAAGCGTTCTGGCGGCTTGGGCGGCGTCCAGCACGTTCGACACAGTCCGGAGCGGCTTCCTTCGTCGCGGAGCTTGCCGCACGATATACAGGCGTGGCGCTTCATCTAATGCCTCAGGAAGGCTAGGGTCTTGTCGGTGTGCCAGCAAAACGCGCAGGCTGCGCAGCACTCGACCTTGCCCTGTTGAGCGGGGCAAATCAGATGCTCGGTCTCTTCGGCATGATCTACCACAATGGCGCCGTTCCGAGGTCCACCCCATCCCGAAAACCGGACGTGAAACCTCTCGGGCTGTGTGCCGATCAATTCCGCGATGACGGAGCCGATATCGCTGGCAGGATCGCGGGCGGTATAGCCGAAGATATTCAGCGCCGGATATTCCTCTAGCGCGTGAGCCCATAGCTCGGCATATTGGACCGAGTAGAAGTCGCCGAGGATATGGAGACGAACGAGGAAGCCGTTCGGATGCTCGCCCTGTTTGGCCGCAAGCTCGTCCCAAAGCATCCGTTCGAATGTCGGGCCGTGCTTGATGCGGCGCCCCCAATTCATCCCGTTTCCATAACAGGTGCGCCATTCGACGCAGGATCGCGGACAGGTGGCGCGCTCCTCAAGCGTGAGCGTGAAGATGGGGAAGCCGCGCATCCTCCCCTTCGTGACCTTGCGGCCGATCTTGCGCGAGTTGACGCCCGAGACTAGAAGGCGAGGACGGTCCTCGGGTGCCTCGACTCTAGACGGAAAGAGCGTTCGCCCCTCGACCAAGGCGGGGTGATCGTCGGCAAGGTGGATGCGATGGCCCTTGGGCGCGATGCTGGCGAACCTGCGGAGCGAGCCGCCAGAAGCGTAGCGCTGGCTTGCGGTGAGGGTCATGCCGCCCTCTGGAGCAAGGCGCGCTCGATCACGTCAAGCTCTGGCGACAGGGTGTCGAACACGGAATGGAACAGGACCATCGCCAACCTCTTGTCGTCGTCGCGAAGGGCTTGGATCGCCTCTCTCAGGGCGTCGGGTGAAACTTTTTCGTCGGAGAGATCGTCATCGTCCCATTCGTCTCGCAATTCGTAGCCGAGCGCGCTGACGACGATCTCTACCTCTTCGTCCATCGGAAGATCGCAGCCATCGGGAATCTCGGTCAGCCCGAGCGGCGCGCGCGAGCCAATCGGTTTCTGCGCCAGCTCCCATAGCAACTCGCGATCCGTGACAGTCTCAGGCATTTCCAACCCTCCGCTTGGCTCTTTCGTTTGCGATCAATTCCTGTATAACGGCAGTGGGAACGATACGCTTTGTCGGCCAGATGTGAAAGTCTCTCGGCTTGGTTTCGCGCAATCGGTCCTCGGTCATGTTCCGCAGCATCTTGGCGATCATCTCGGGATTGAAGGGCTCGCTCATGGCCGCCTCCGCATCTCGCTACGAAGCGCTGCTCCGGCCCAGTAGGCGGAGATGTCGAACTCCTTGGCGAGCCCCTTTGATGAGGCTCGGCAGAGGTCGTCATAGGGCATTTCGCCTAGCCTGCGCTCAAGCGCGAACTTGAGCTGGATCGCTGCCATTTGATCCTCACGGCTCACCTCTTCTCCCCCCGAATAGCCGCCCTATGAACGTAGAGGGTCATGGCGCGAGAACCTTGTCGATCATGGCGCGCCACACACTTGAATAATCATTTGCCGCCTCGTCAACCGGTCTGTTGATCGCCGCTGTCACCATCACCGCGCTCGGCTCGCGCACTGACATGGTGCACATGGCATTTTCTCCATTCGGTCTGTATCGGGGGCTGTCATGATGCGGACTCGGGAGCGAGTTGATCAGCGGTTCGATGAAGCTGGGCGGCAAAGTCCTCGGCCATGGCTTGATCGGTTTTCTCAAAGTTGCGAAGCTGCGCCTCTTCGCCGTCCGCCCAGCCTGAAAGCTTGGCCTTTGGGCGAACGCCGCGCACGTCCGCGCCGATGACGCTGATAGCGGGCTCTCCGTCATCCGTCTCGTCTAGGAAAACGAGCAACTGGCCGTGCGCCGTGTCGAAAATCTTCGCGAAGGTCTGTTCGGCTTCGGGGGATGTAGTCATGCCGACAGCCTCTCGCGCATTTGGCTTTCCAAGCGGTCGAGTGCGCCCGTCAGTTTGTTCAGATTTTTGAGCGTCGGGTTCATGCCCTTGCGCCAGCGAAAATAGGTTTCATAGCGAATAGCGGCCTCCTCGCAGACCTTCGTCATGCTAAGGTTCAGGCCCTTCGCGCGGCTCTCGACGGAATCGAGGATGGCGGCTTGGTCAAGCATGACCCCTCCATACGCGCCGAGAAAAACTTTCGCAAGCCCTCATTTTCCCTATTGCGTTGCCGCCATGGTTGTGCTTTATAGAGAGCGAAACAAGGGAGAGATTCGATGCAGCCCAAATTTGAAATCTCGGTCGAAGGAACGAGCAAGACGACGATCCTGAGGGCGGACGGCCTTCCCATCGCTCGGTTCTACGCAGCCCGCGCCAGCCCGCTTTTGCAGAGCCTGATGTTGCGGCTGCTCAACAACGAGCCGCCTGCTCCGCTCGGCGCCACCGAGAATATCGGCTCAATCGCAGCATAACCAGCGGTCCCACCGCTGGCCCCCGAGGCGGTAATAGCCCCTCAACGCCGCCTCGGGGAATTAATGAGCAGGAGAATGAGAATGCCCCGCTGCAAATATGGCGCGAAGCCCAAGAACTTCCCCGGTCGCCGCAATGAACGCCGCCTCGCCTCGGCCCCAAAGCTCTACGAGGCGCTGGCATCCCTCATGACCGCAGTCGATTATACGCGCGTTTTGCGTGGCCCGAAAGGCGCTGAGATCAAGGAACGCGCTCTCGCCGCCCTCCGCTCAGCGCGGGGAGAAGAGTGATGGCTGAACAGAATCAAGGCGCGTCCTTCGGACCGAGCTCTCGTGAACCGGACCCGCAAGCGGTTCCAGCCCTTGCGGGCTTCGATCCCTCGCGCTGGGGCGAACTTTGGAGCGCCTCGGCGAACGCGCGATACGCTCTGGAGCTTTGGGAGCGAGAGGCAGTCACAGCCGCGAGGCACGACAGTCGCTTTAATCCCGAGCTTCTCCAATGGTGTCTGGAACGCGGGCGCCAAGAGTGCGCCACCCTACGCGGGTTCGAGGCGATACTGCGCCCGCTGGCCTACGGGCCGCTCCGCGATAGCGATGGAAGCCCGGAGGGGCAAGACCGGAACGGGCTTGACGGCGAAGCCGCGACAGCGCGGGCCGAAGGCATCGCCGAGACCCCCCATGCAGACTGAGGCCCGCCGCTCCATCATGGCCGCCAGTGCGGATCGTGCCATAGCTCAAGGGGCGGTTATCTGTCCCTATTGCATGTATGATGAACCTTGGCCGAATCCGGCTTGCGGGGATTGTGGCGGGCATGGATATTTGGAGGGACTGGAGGATGGCGATGAGTGACGATGTAGAGAAGGTGGTTGCCGGACTGACGGAAGCGCAGTGTCGGGCGCTCCTCGCTCTGCCAGTGTGGAACCGCGTCCGCTGGGTCAGCGACCTCTATCACTTGGGGCGCGTCAAGTGTGGCGGGGTTTTGATTCAGCCCAACACCATTCGAGCCCTCGCCGAACGCAATCTCGCTTGGGGAGCGCGCAATTGGGCTGGCCTACTCCCTCTCGGCCTTGCTGTCAAAGAGCGATTGGAGGCTACCAGTGAGTGAGGATATTGTCCAGCGGCTTCGGGGCCGCATGACTAGCGGCGGCGCGCTGGCGAAAGACGTGGCGCTTCACCGTGAGTCCATTGCCGAAATCGAGCGCCTCAGAGACGAGCTTGCCAAGGCCGTGGCGATGGGATTGGAGAGGAGCGATGACCAAATTGACGAAAGCTCAGCGCGCTCGGCTCGAAAAGCTGGCGGCATATCTGGAAGGGTTGCCAAAGAGCTACAGGCATTTCAACATGGCTATTTTCTACCGAGGCGACGAAGAGGCGCGCTATGCCAGACACAATGGCGGGCTGACCTCTTGCGGCACGGCCGCCTGTGCCGCAGGGCATGGCCCGGCCGCTGGCATTCTCGTTCCGCCGCGTTTCGTCTCTTCCTCAATCTTTTTTGGCCCGGTGGATTGGGCTGGGTATTGCTCCCTTTTCGTCGGTGAAAATAGCGCGCGGGGAGGATGGTGTTTCGATGGCGATTGGGACATGGTCGACAATTCCCATTGGGGCGCGGCGGCGCGTATCCGATATCTACTCGACAAAGGCGCGCCGCCCGAGGACTACGGTGTTCCGCGTCGCGCGCAAGTCGCCCTCTACGCTCCATACCGCATCGATGCGAAGGTGCCAGCATGAAAGCCCCACCCGCATCCGCCCTCCGCTCCCGCGCCATGGCTGCCGTGATCGATGAGGGCGCAGCATGATCGTCTTTCGCAACACCGGCCTGATCGACCTAACCGCCGTTCGGACGCTTGGCGTTTCCGTGAAGGAAGAGGGCGCAATCGGCCACTTCGGCACGGGCGTCAAATTCGCTATCGCCACCATACTTCGGGGCGGCGGCTCTGTCACCCTTTATCGCGGCAAGCAGGAGCATCGCTTCGGCACCGTCAGCCAAGAGGTTCGCGGCCAGTCGTTCGAGGTTGTCACCCTTGACGGGCAGGAGCTTGGCTTCACCACCGCCCTAGGGCGAGATTGGAAGCCGTGGATGGCTTTTCGCGAACTGGCCTGCAACGCTCTGGACGAGGGCGGGAGCTACTACGCCAGCGGCCATGAAATCGGCCCGATTGACGATAGCGAAACCGCGTTCATTGTCAACTCCGAAGAGATCGAGGATGCCTATTATGGGCGCGGGGAAATCATCCTTGAAGGCGCCCCGGAATATGCGAACGACATCATCGAAATCCGCCCCGGACGCTGCGATCAGGTCTATTATCGAGGCGTTCGCGTTGGCGCGATGCTGAGGCCGACTTTCCACACTTACAACCTTCTCAGGAAAATCGAGCTTACCGAGGATCGCGCCTTCAAATACCACCATGTTGTACACGACCAGATCGCGCGCGGGCTGATATCCTGCGGCCGAGAGGATTTGATCCATCCGGCCATGTCGTGTGGCTCAGACTTCACGGAACACCATCTCACCTTTAGCCAGTCCATGGGGCCGGGCGAGTCCTTCCTGCGCGTGGCCGCTGGATTGAGAGGCCGACTGGACAATGTCGCCAAGGCAAACCCTTCGGCGCTTACGCTGGCGCGGAGCATGTCCCTATCGGCTCTCGGGCCAGCGGACGGAGTTGTTCTTCACCCCATCGAACAGGCGCGCTTCGACCGCGCCAAAGCGTTCCTCGCCAGCGTCGGCTATGATATCGACGCCTATCCGATTATGGTTGTCGAGGATTTGGGCGAGGGCATTTACGGACTCGCCAAAGAGGATCGCATTTTCATCGCCAAGGCCGCTTTCCAGAAGGGAACGAAGGAAGTCACCAGCACTCTCCTAGAGGAGTTCGTGCATCTGAAAACCGGCTACGCGGACATGACTCGCCAGCTTCAAACTTGGCTGTTCGATGAGTTGCTCCTTCAGTCGGAAAAAGCTGCCGGAGTCGCGCTGTGACCGACCCGAACTTCAAGCGTGACGGCTTTGTGAGGACAGAGGCTTTGAGGGCTGTGGTTGCACGGAAGGAGCTTACGTCATGATCCGCAAATCTGAAATGGCTCTCGGGCTCGCTTTCCTTGTCGCTCTGTTCGTGGGGTGTTTGGTGTGACAAGTATTCGTGGAAATACCTATGTGTACGCAAAGAGAAGGTGTTGCCGCATCTGCAAAAAGATACGGACGCGCCTACCAGCCCCTCCCGAGAGGACACCCGAATGACGACAGAACCCGAACCGAAAACGCGAAACGTCTACCAGATCATCGCGGCGATCCAAGGCGAGTTGGCAAAAACCGGCATCGCGAAGGAGGGCGTGAACCAAGCGCAGAACTACAAATTCCGTGGCATCGATCAAGTCTATGCCGCGCTGTCTCCGCTCCTTTCCCGGCACGGCCTGTGCATCCTCCCCCGCATGGTCGGGCGCGAGATGCATGAGCGCGTTTCGATCAAGCCGGGATATAAGCCTACAGACCCGCCGAAGGAAAGCGTCCTCTTTTACGTCACCGTGGAAGCCGAGTTCGATTTCGTCTCTTCGGAGGACGGAACGACGCACACGATCCGCACCTTCGGGGAAGCGATGGACTCGGGCGACAAGGCCACCAACAAGGCCATGAGCGCCGCCTACAAATACGCTGCTTTCATGACGTTCGCAATCCCGACCGAAGGGGACAATGACGCCGACGCCTCGACGCATGAGGTCTCCGCTCGCCGCAACGCTCCGTTCACCCCCGGCCCGGCCCGCAACAAAACGGACCTCAAGGACAAGGCGCGCCCGTTCTGGGGGAACGTCAAGGACTGCGACGACGCCGGGCAATTCGCCACGCTGGTCAAGGACAACGGCCCGCTGATAAACCAAATCCGGCTTGAGCTTCCGGACTGGTGGACTGGCGGCAGTCGCCCGAACGGCGAGGAATATGAGGGACTGGGCTCGATCATCGCCCGCAAGCAGACCGAGTTCGACGCGGCCCAAGCCGAGCGCGAGACGAATCCGGGCTGGCGCGAAAATCCGCTGATCGGAGGATAGATGGCTCTTCCCCGCCGCATCCCAAAGGGACCGAAGCGCGCAAGCAGGTGGCGCTCTCTGGCGCATTGCGCGTGGATCAGGGGCTTCGCGTGTTGTGTGTGCGGTTCTGCCACGAACATAGAGGCCGCTCACGTCCGTCTCGGCTCCAAATGTGGCATGGGGCAAAAGCCGGACGATTGGCGCACCGTGCCGCTCTGCGCTGGCCCGCATAGCAATATCGCTGGCCAGCTAGGTTGCCATGACCGCCAGCACATCATCGGAGAGCAGACCTTCTGGCATGGGCGCGATGTTGAGGCCCTAATCGCCGAGTTCATCAAGGCCAGTCCGCGCCGGGCGCAAATCGAGACGGAAATGAGAGAGCGGAATGCCTAACCACCCCCACGACAGCCCGACAGAAGAGGTCGTGAAAGCGGCGCGGGCGCTCATTGAGGCGATGGACGGCGAGCCCGACTTTCACGCGGAGATGAAGGCCGCAGATGCCCTCCGTACCGCCCTCGCCAATCTGGACAAGGTGAAGCCGTGAGCGGCCAACCTTCCAAGACGAATACGATGAAGCCGAAGATCAATTCTACGGCGAAGAGGAAAAGTGCCATCTCTGCCACGGCACGGGTGAGATCAACGCGCTAACCGATCAACCGTACATCTACGTCGCCAGTTATGCCACCTGCCCGCTGTGCGATGGAACGGGAGAGGCTCCTTGAGCGACGTAGGCCGATTCCGCCGCAAGGGCTTCATCCTGATCCCCGCGAACGCGCCAGCGCGCGCCCATGTCGGGCAGATGAAGGAGGGCGCCGAGGCGTTCTTTCAACCATGGCTACCGCGCAATATGGCGCAGCACCGGAAGTATTTCGCCATCCTCAACAACGTGGTGCAGGCGACCGGCGAATGGGCGTCAACCGAGGCTCTCCGCTACGACATTTTCCGCGCCCTGAAACGCGGGGAGGATCGGGTCAGCCCGGTTGACGGCACCGTGTATTTCGTCCCCGATAGCATGAAGGTCGCTTCAATGGCAAAAGCCGATTTCGAGCGGCTCTACGAAGATACGATGCGCTGGCTTATGGAACGGTACCAGTGCGATCCGGAAATGCTGACGACAGAGGCGGCGTGAAAATAAGCCTTGACATGGCTAACGCAATAGGCCATTAGGTGGCTTACAGGAGAGCGCGAAATGGACGCCAGCAAGACGAACCCTACACCCGGCCCGTGGGTTGCGGAAGGTCCGACCGGAAAGAATATGCGCGAGGGCTACAGTCAGCCGTGGGCCGTGAGAACAGAGCCGTGGGACAGGTGCCAGATTGTCTGCGGCTGTTTCGGAGATATCGGCGGTGACGAGGTGGCCAAGGCCAACGCCCATTTGATGGCAGCCGCGCCGGATTTGCTGGCAGCGTTGGAAACCTGCGCCGCCTTAGTTCGAGAACGCGCCGAATACACTGGCGAGACGTTCTCTAAAGAGGCGCTGGCAAAGGCGCTTACGGCTCTCGCGAAGGCTCGCGGCGAATGAGCGAGCGGCCAACATGGATGAACTGGGCGACGGAGGCGGAGATTTCGCACCTGTTTGAGCTGGGCTTAAGCGTCCGCTCTAGGCAGAACGCGCTTAATGCCGAACGCAAAAAGGTGCGGGACCGTTGCTACCAGCGCGCCCTGCGTCACCGCTTGAAGGAGAGCGTGAAGCCATGAGGCTCATAACCCCAATGACGGATCATCGCGGTCGAACCTCCTTCGCTGTGTGGGAATATGACGAGACGCGTCCGCGCAACCTTGGCGCCGAAGACCCCCGCGCCCGCTTTTACGTGAAGGAGTTTGTGGATATTTTCCCGACGCGAGTGCAAGCGTTCAACGCGCCATGACCACCTCCCCCAACATCAGGGAGATAGCTGACCGGGTGCGCGCCGTAGCCGAGGGCGGCACCATCAACGGCACATATCAGGCTATGCCGATAGCTGCGTTGGATGCCTTTCGTGCCGATTTGCTGACGCTCATCTCCGCCCGCCAATCCGACAAGGAGCGGGTCGAGGCGTTGGAAAAGGCACTCAGGTTCGGCATCGAAATTCTTGACCGCTTTTCTGGAAGGCTGGCCGAATACAACTATCCGAATGCGGCGACTGGGCTTTCTGCCGCAGCCAACAAGCTTCGGACCGCCCTCCAAGGGATCAAGCCATGACCGAAGAACAGCGCATTTTGTGGATTAGAACGATCCTCGCCATGAGCGGCTCAGGACCGCAGCGCCGCGCGTTCATCGACGGGTATAACGAGCAGCCGCTGGCAAATTTCCCGTCCGCCCAAATGCGCCAATGCCACGCGCTCGGTAAAGAGGTAACGACGCTGCTGAACGGAGCCGGATCATGACCGAACGCGAAATTCGCCACGTTGCCTCCAAGCGTCACCCCGAGACAGGTTTCCGCTGTTCCTCTGATCCTGCATTGGTAGCGCGAGTCCTCAAGGCTCGGAGGTTTCATTGTATAGGCGAAGAGGCCTATCGGCACGGGGAGGAAGGGTGATGGCGGTCTCCACCCCTCTCGAAATCCGCTTGCACAACACTCTTCGGAGAATCGCCAAGGTCTACATGAAGCCCGCTCAGATCAGGCGCGATGCTGACCACCCAGACTCGGCGCTCGACTACGAAGAGTATCTCGAAATGGCCTACGAGAACATTCAACTTGAAGCCGCGCGCGCCATCAAGGGCGTTCGCATCCGTCGCCCCTTCCAAGGTCCAACCCCATGACCACAGATGAACTTGCCGAGATCATTTGGCGCGAAACCTATCGCCACGACACGCTGCTAAGCTGGTCGGAGATCAGGCCGGGCACTATGCATCACAAACGTGTGAAAGCCGCCGCCCTCGCCGCCCTCTCATCCAGTCAGGATATTGGGGTGGAGCGGGCGGCGTTGGACGCGGCAGATTATCTGATCGAGCGTCTTCGACTTTGCCACGGCGGTAAGGCTGTTCGCGATCTCGAAGAAGCGAACATGGCCTATGACGTCGCCCGCGCCGCCGCCGCCTCGCCCCCGATCCAGTACGCTATCATCCATGCTCCAGCCGATAGCATGGATGTTCAGCCCATAACCATGCCGCCTGAAATCGCCGCCGTTGTTGATCGCAGCTTGGCGAAATTGCCACCGGCTCAGCCCGTAGATGAAGGGCTGATCAATCGCCTGTCGCAAATGGCCGACGATCTCGAAAGCGAAGAGACGGAGCTTAGCTGGCTCGCGGGGCTTAAGCATCCCCGCAGCGCAACACGGCTGGCAATTGCCGCCGATCTGCGCGCCATTCTCGCCGCTCGGACCCCAGCGATGCCTCAGCCCGTAGATGGAGAGGTGGAGCGGATCGTCAAGAAACTTGCCGAGGCTGTGCTTGGCTACCAGCGGCGGATGGGGCTGAACGAGGAAGAGGCCGCTGAAGATGCTGGCGGCATGGCCGAAGAGTTCGAGCCGATTGTCCGCGCCATCCTCGCCTCTCGCGGTGACTTGTTTGCACGAAATGCAAATAAGTCCGGCGCCTACGTAAAGGGGCTAGAGGACGCACGACAGATTGTCGAGGCTATGGGCGATATCGGCACGTGGGGAGCGATCAAAGGCGAATTACATCGAGAGCTTTGTGCCCTCATTCAGTCATCTCAAGGAGGGGACGGGAAGTGACCATCAACATCCTTGCGGCCATCGCACTCTACAGCGCGATCGTTCAAACGGGCATTCTCTTTGCCTTGGCCAAGATCGTCGCGCGAGATCGGCCATGACGCCGTGGACGAAGGGGCCGCGCGAACTCGGCGGCGAGAACAAAGACACCACGATCAGCGGCTTCATCCGCATATATGGCGGCGGCAAGCTACTGGCCTACGTCGCGAGGGAGGGCGATGCTGCTTTGTATGCCTCGGCGACGGAAATGGCCGAGGCGCTGGATCGGATCGCCAAGCTGACGCCGGGACGGGCCAACGCGGCCACGGCGGAAGACCTTCATTTCACGGTCAAGGCTATCGCGGAATCCGCCCTCTCCCGCGCTCTCGGCAACACGGAAGGACAGAAGGGATGAGCAGAATAAGCGGGCGCGAATGGTTTTCTTTGGGACTGGTCGCCGCTGGGGTTGTCATGCTCGGCGCTGGCATATTCGTGCGCGACGCGACAGTGGCGGGCGCCTCCTTTATCTTGCTTATCTTTTCGGGTCTTCCACTGCTTGTCGCGCGAGGCCTCCGGCCATGAACAGCCTTCTCGCATTGGCCGCGAGAGTGGAAGCGGCAACGGGGCCGGATCGAGAGCTTGATGCGCTGGTCCATTGCGCGATCAAAGGATGGGAGGCTGTCTACGAGGGAACAGATGTTCTCGCCATCGTTGACGGCAAAAGGGTCATGGTAGGATGGATAGACCCGGGTCAGCACTCGCGCAACTTCACGGCCCTAACTGACAGCCTCTCGCCTTTCTACACCTCCTCTCTCGACGCGGCAATGACGCTGGTGCCAAAAACCGCCTGCAACCACGCTTTGCATAGCTTCATCGGCCACGGCAACAAATCGTGGGGCGAGTTCGGCTGGTTTTTCCGGTTCATGGACCGCGCTCAGTTGATGGGGAGGAGCGCAGCCAAAGAGCAGATCGCACGCCTCAGAAGAGATCATCCGATAGGCCGTGAAATATGCGGTCCGGCGCGGGTCGAAATGGAAAAGGCCATCGCCGAGCATTACCGCGAGTTCTTTTGTCGAGGGGCGGCGGCACCGGCCCTTGCAGTCGTTTCAGCCTGTCTCCGCGCCCTCGGTGAGCAGGCCAACAGGGATGGGGGCAGGATAATGGGCGCCTACGATACTCGCGGCGGCACTCCGCAGCACGATCCGATGTTCGACCTGGATGACACGACCCTACTTCAAGATGACATTCT